GCAATGCCGCAGTCAGAGAGGCGCTACCAGACCCTGCAATAACTTGAAATAAATCTTTGAACCCGTCCCTAGTGTTTGGCAAATAAAGCCCTAAAGCGCTTAAGACGGCTGTGGTTTGTTCGGTTGCCATTGCAACACGCTCTTGCGCCGAGTAAAAGTTCTGGTATATGTAATCAATCTTTTGTGTAAACGAATCTATACCGCCTGCTAAATCAATTAAATCGCTTGCGGCTTTAGCGCTGACCAATGAGATTTCCATTAGTCCAACTTTGATTAACGAAAATGTTTGATTAACCTTGTTAAGGTTGGTTGACAACCGAATCAATGTGTCCGTAGATGTTTCGCCCTCTTTGCCCATGAATTGAACAGCAGGTATGACAAAGTTAATTAAGTTGTTAGAGAAGCTCTTTAGCGTATTGCCAACCGCTTCTTGTATTTGCTCATCATTTAATCCTTTTAAATTTAAGTTGATTGCTTGAGAGTATGCGTTAATGTTATCTACGCTCACGCCCATTGACCTTGCCATAATCTCAATGCTTGAGCCAATGGCGCTTGTGGTTTGGTTAAAGAAATTTAATGTCCCTGCGTCAATAGCAGAGATATCTGTACCTGAACCGCCACCACCAAACCAACCGCCTTTCTTTGACCACTGTGAAAATGAAGCAAGGCTTGAGCCACCTGCGGATATATTGCCTGTAACACCAGACGCTTGCACTTGTTTTGCGCCTGAACCGAATGCTCGGTTAACTAGACCGCCAAGTGTGCCACCAACAAAAGCGCCTAAAGCCGTGCCGACAACTGGCACAACAGAACCCACAGCCGCACCAATTGCTGTGCCTATGGCCACTTCAGTCATAGCATTGCCAGTAATTGACAGATCTCCTGATATAAAAACACCTGCGGCGAAACCTGCTGCAATGCCAGCTAAGGCTGTTGCAGCTGCACCAATTGATGACGCCGACGCTTCTATTGCCATTACTGACGCATTAGCTGCTGGAGTAACGGCAGCAGACGCTAAGGCCGCCTCCATGCCCATTGCAGACGCAGCCATTGATGATACGGTACTTCCTACCGCCGCAAACCCGCCACTTAACGCATCATATCCACTCTTAAGCATACTAATCATATCAAACGTGCTAACACCACCGCCACCCGCTTGCCCTGCCATAGCCGCACCTGAAGCGCCCAACCCTAGGGCGCCCGAGACACCTGTCAGAAGCGGCTGAATGATTGGCCTAAGAACCATCGTCTTAAACATATTGATAATGAAATCTTTGGCTGACAAACTGCCATTCATTAGCGCATCAGCAAGCGACTGACCGATTTGTTGGTTAATCTTATCAACTTCGTTGGCGAACTTCTCCTCTTCCTTCAATCGAACTTTAATTAAGTCTTCAGCTTCTTTCTTTTCACGCTTTAGTTTTTCAACCATACTGTCTTGCGCTTGGCGTGACAAAGTAGCCGCATCAAACGCTTCTACATACTCGCGCCATGCTTTTGTATTCTCTTTAATACCCTTGCCTTCCAAGTCACGCATAAAGTTAGCTCGGTCACGCTCGTAACTATTAACCAACATCATCTCAGTTTCATACTGATAGTTGGCAATAGATTTTAAAATCTCAGCGTTGACGTCTTTGACTGTGCCACCATATTTCTTTTGCTCAGTTTCACCCTTGTTAAGACCATCTGCAATTGCATTAAACTGCACTACCATGGCTTGACTTAATCTGGTGACATCTTCAGTATTTGTTTTTGAATCAGCCATCAATTCGTTGTATACAAAAACTAATTTATTAAGGTTGATGTACGCTTGTTGTTCTTTCGTTTTGCCATCATTCAAAAAGTTAGTCATTTTGATTTGTAACTGCGTTTCTTCGTGCTGCTGACGAGCCGCTTTTGCTGATTCATTTTGCGTAGCAATGTGTGATTGCAACCGTGATTGAAGCGCTTCTAGCCCGTCAATTTGCGACTGTATGCCAGATATATCGTCAAATGGTAGTTCGCCAAACGTATCGCGCAACTTTTGTAATTCTGCGGTTGTGTCTGCTAGTTTGCTTTCTAAATTAAAGTTAAACGCAAAGTTAGCAAACGATTCTGCGGCATCACCAAACGCCATTTTTAAGTTAACCCAAGCAGACGTTAGTAAACCAGTTTGCTCGACCATCAATGGCACTCGGTCACTAATAGTCTTTTCCAACTGCTCAATAATAATTCTAGTGGCTTCAGTATTGTTACCTTGCTCAATTAAAGCTGTAGCTTGTTCATACGTGCTTGCAGTTAAGAAGTTGTACTGCTCGTTGAGCGTTTTCATGGCAGCAACAGGGTCTTTGGCAATTGAGCCAAATTCCTTAACGACATCTTCAATGGATTTTCCTGTTACTTGACTCCACGCAACTGCCGCAGACGCAATATCCTCATAAGACTGACCTAACAGAGTGTTGCTAGAAATAATCGCTGTAAGAGCCTTAGAAGAGTCCTGTTGACTTCCCACAACACCACTTATACGCTCAGACATTGCTAATAGTTGAGCGCCTGTCTGCCCTGAAATGTTGCCAGTAGTAATTAAACTTTTGTTTAACTGTGAAGCCACCTCACTTACGCGATTGTAAGCGTAGGCTAATGCACCGCCTGCGGCAGCGAGAGAGGCGAATAAAACGATGGCAGGTGAAATCAGTGTCATGACACCCTTAAGCATGCCACCAAAGCCACCAAAAGAATCACGTAACTGACCGCCCTGCTGAATGGCAATAAGGTAAACAGGCATACCAGATGCAAGAGAGGTCACGATGTCCGTAATCTGAGCAGGTAATAAACGCATTGCTTGCTGAGTCTGCTTGGCTGACATGCCTACCGCACGGTAAGCATTGCCTGTATCAAACATCTTGTTAATATGCGGTTGCGCTTGTGCGCTTACACCCATTTGAGCCGCTTCGTATTCAAGTATTTGTTTACGAGTCATACCAATAGTTGCGGTTTGACGCTCTAAGTTGGCAACGTATTGTTTTCCTGCTTCCGTAGCACGGGCTTTGGCAATCTCTGCTGAACGCAAGGCTTGCTCTTCTGCTCTCATTGCTTTTGAATGAAGCTCAGAAGCAATTGCCGCTTCTTTTCGTTGTTGCTCAATCTTTCTTAGGCTTTCTATTTCAGCCGTCATTTGAGGCAAAATGCCTAAGTGACGAGCTTTTATTTCATAAGCATCTGCCTTTGTTTGGGCAGAAGCAATCTCCATAGACTTCTTCATACGCTCGGCAGACTTTTGCTGAGATTTGCTTAACGTATCATACGAAACAGCAACCTCTGCTGAAGCGCCATCTATCTCGCCTAAACTTTTTTGAACACTTTTGCTTGCGTTGTCTGCAACAGTTTTAAAACTGTTTAAGTCTTTTTTAGCTTCTGAAAGACCTTTTGGGTTGTATTCAGCGCCGACTTCAATGTTCATCGCACCAGCTTTTTGTCCTTCCATCGCTCAACCCCTCAATATGTCTTTCACTTTGCTTACAATTTGCTTGCCTGCAACTTCATCTATTTCAGGAACCCAAGGCGGAGGAGTGTCCTCATTCTCTGATTGTACCAATTGATAAAGATATTGGCGTGACATTTCTCGTAATGCGTTAATTTCCCAAGGACAAAGTTTTAAGCGCATATTCTTAAGCCACGCTCGTATTTCTTGATGGCATAGTGGGCTTGAACCCATTGCGTTGGAAAGTACTGGGCCACACGAAAACAAGTATTCCACCATGTAGTTAAACTCGCACGGTGGGTATTCTATTTCTTTTCCGCTTTGGCTCATCAAACCTTGACGAGTTGTGCGGTTGTCTTTGTCAGCCCTTAACTTTGGAGCAGCGTGAAGCCACCCCAAAAACATCGAATATATTTTTAATTCGCTAAAGGCTTGTTCGTAAAATTTGCTTGATCGCTTATAAAACGATCAACTTGATCGGTAATGAACACAAGCGAACGATCTGAAAACACAGCACGATATAAATCCTCGCCTTTTTGCCCGTCAAGCTCAAAGTTCTCAACGCTTGACACACAGCGAACCAAGAAGTCAACACGCAACTCCTCTAGCTCTTCGCTAGGAATAGTTTTTGCTTTGTAGCGCTTAAACTTGTTAGCCAAAGAGTCTTGACGCTTACGTTCAGCAGTTTGGTATTGCTTTGAACCAATGCCGTACAAGTGCATCATTACAGGCTTTTCCATTTGCTCGTCTAAGTACATATTTTCGCCATCAGGCGTTTGAACTTGCATAGCGGCTGTTTCAGTTAACGAATAATTTTTTAATGACATAACATAGTCCTCAGAGCGGGTTACAAAACAAACCAAATTCGACCCGCTTCCCCCGCTAAGAGAAAGACGGGTCGCCTTTGGTAAACATTCACAGCTTACGCTGCATCTACAAATACAACACCTACACCGCCAGTTGTAGTTGTAATTTCAACTGTCAATGTTGCGGTAAGCATTGTGTCAACACCAGTAGTGGACTTTTGGAAGCCCATAACTTTTGCTTGAAAGTAATCAGCAGAACCGTCTTGGTACAGGACTTTGAACGAGTGATCGTTATCGCTATCCAATGCTGTGATAGCTAATGATTGACCCGCATCGTCAGGATTGACGGCTAAGTTAAATACTTTCTGACCTTCGTTAAAGCTACCCTTAAACTTCTGAGTGCCTCGTGAACCGATAGGATTGTGCGTAACAACGTTATACATACGACCATGCTGACCGCCGTCTGTTACGTCACCAATTACTGATGCGCCAGGCGATGCTGTAAAGACCGCTTCGTAACCAGCTTGGTTAAACGTTGCTGGAATTGTTGCTGAAATACTAAACCGCGCACCTGCGACTGTTTGTGTAGCCATGATGAATACCCCTTATTAAACTACCTGATAATGAATTGAAAAGTCCTGAATACAACCATAAAGATTAACTTCGTCTTCATAGGTTGAATTTGGCTGCCCCAATGACACAGCCTTAAACAGGCTCGCATTGTTTAACTTAGATTCTACCAAAATTGAAAGGTTACTACACAATATTCGTGTTTTAGCGAAACAATTAACCTGAACCCGATACATTTTAAGCGAATCTGGCGTTCCTATTGTCTGTCTAGCAGAACCTCCTATAACGTTATAGGTTACAAATGGCAATGGATTGGCTTCAGCCAAAACTGCCGTTGGAGCAAAATCTGCAAACACTCTATTAGGTGCAGCAGACAAAATTGTTGTTCTAAAGTCAATTTCAATCATTTTTATGGTCTTCCTGCTAGTACGTCTGCTGCTCGTTCACGCGCTCGTCTAATCATAGCTTGAGCCACAATTGATTTGCCTTGACCAAAACTCTTTCTAATGTAAGCAGAAGGCGTGGATTGAAATGGATTTTTTAATGGAATGTAGTATGCGTCTTTAACGGATTGAGGTGATTTCCTAGATGGCTTTGGTGTACCCATCTTATTTGGTCGAACTAAAGTTACATAGCTACCGTCATTCTTCTTTTTAAACCTGTATCGAAACATATGACCAAACTCAACTAGCCACCAATGAGGCGCTTCTTTATGATTGACGCCAACTCTGTACGACTTGTAAGTCTTGGTTTCTTTTTCTGTAATAAAAGCATGGTAAATAGCGTTTAACAATGCACCTTCTTTGTAGGGCACATTTGCATGCATCAATTCGTAATAAACTAAAGCTCCAGCACGAGCGCTAGGTCGCAAAACCTTATCAAGCACGTCAGCTTCTAGTTTATCTAAAACCTTATCAAAGTCGCCCTTAAGATTTAATGTCATGTTTACGCTCATGGCACAACCCCATTGGTCAATTCAGCCACTAGGTCAACATACCTATTGTCATCAACGTGTGCAAGCACAGCAAGTATCTGATACTGTGAGCCACGGAAAATAATCCGCATACCTGCGTTGACTCCTGCTAGGTATCTAATTCTAAAACTTGCCTTGACCATTGACGCAACGGCTTCCGCCTTAATTGATTCAATGCCAGACTTGTGAGCAATGTTCGCCCAAACGGTTGCAAACGTAGACCAATCATCAATCAATTGACCTACTTCATCGTAAGCGGTTGATTGAGTCTGAATCGTAATGCGTTTGTTTAGGCGACCTATATCCATCACAAGCCCATCGTTGTGCGTTGAAAGCCAAGAATGTACGTCAATGATTGCAGGCGCTCGTACTGCTCTTTCTCGCTTGTTGATTCACGATTCTCATAAAGGTTAGCTACCATAATCTTGGTCGCTGCCTTAAAGAAGTCAGGCATAGGGTATGAATTTGGGCTTTGACCATCTGTAAACCCAGCCGTAAAGTTAACTGTTAATAATTTTTCAGCGTCTACACTCTTGAATACAAGGCGACTAGGGCGCTCAAAGTTACTAACCTTATACTCAACTGGGTCAACCGTTATAATCGCACCATCGCTATCCTCGTAAGTTACAGAGGCAATGATAGTAACTGGGTATGTCTTTAAGTTTAATTCCGAGTTAACAACCTTGCCTTCCATAGAAAACTGTGTTTGGCTTAGAGTCTGCCCTGTGTGGCTTTCAATTGTTTCACGCGCACTTGTAATAAGCGTTTCAACTAGCGCATCATCAGGGTGAGATGGTGGAGAGCCTTGCGTATCTAAACGCAAATGTAGTTGAGCCTCAGCGAGCGTAATTGGCTCGGTGCTTGGCTGTACAGTTTTAATTAAATAGCTCATGAATGCTCTTCCCATCGTGCACGGAATATACCAGTAGCGGTAGAACCGTCTGTATTCATTAACTTAATGTAAAACGTATCAGATGCAAAACCTTGTGGCCACATTTCCGTAACTGAAGCCACAATTGATTTATTTGCCATCTAAATACACTTTCAATTTAGTAGCCACATATTCTGGCGTAATTTCCTGCATAGCTCGTTCGCAATGAATACATTTTACCCGTTTCCCGCAACCAAGGCTAGACTCTGTGTCATCACCCGTAAAGATATTGGTGTGGCAACTGTAACCTGTTACCTGTGGCGAAATAAACCCACCAAAGATAACCACGCCAGCCAAGTTAAGTGACGCAGCCGTGTGGTGCATACCGCCCTCTGGTGCAACAAACGATTTTGCTTTTGAAAGCACGACAGCCATATCACGAGCCGTTTTAGTTTGAATCCACCTTGCGTTAGGTAGTAACTTAGGCTTAGTTGCGCCAACTTGAACCCAATCTACATCAACCAATTGAGTCAGCGCAGCAAAATTGCCCCAGCCCCAACCCCTGTTTTGGCTTTCTACTTTGTTTTTTAAGAATGGCTCAATGACAACAAAATTTCCAACCAGCTTATTTGATTGCTTTTGTTCCTCTAGTGAGAATTGTATACGCCCAGCTCTAGGCGTGTATTCCTTCCATTTCCAAGATGCCGCAGTGACGGACTTAATGTAAGGGCGATGACCAGGGCAATTAAGCACCGAGTTTTCAAAGCTCTCGCTTGGTTTAGCTATTTTTAAATGACCTAGCCACGCTGGGTGCTGTCGTGGCATACCTGAAGCGTCAACAATAGCAACATTACCTGACAACTTCTCGGCTTCACCCAAAGCCATAATTTCATCGCCCCAACCCATTACCACACCATTATGTAATCACCAGATATGACTTTATGCGTCTTCATACCTAACGAGATTAAATACTGAACCGCCTTGTCTTGGGCATAGCCAAACGTATTACCTTTGTTCGGTTTTTGCTCAACGATAATAACGGGCTTATTTGCCAAGATAGTTTGCTCTGCACCCATAAGGATTGGGTATTCGTATCCTTCGCAGTCAATCTTAATGAAGTCAACTTCGGTAAATTCAAAGCTATCAAGAGTAACCGCAATAGCTTCTTGAATTGATTTTTCACGTAATTTGCCACGCTTTTTTAATACTTCTACCCTTGTGTTGCCACAAGTATCGGCTTCTTCGCAGACCATATTGATAACTTGCTCCTCATCGCTTAATGCGAGTACATGCAAGTTTGCATCGGGGGCGTTTAGTTTGAATATGTCAGCGTATAACTGTACAGGCTCAAACGCTTCCACTCGGTTAAAGTCTAGGCACATCACACGCGACCAAAAGCCTAAATTGCCACCAATATCAATTGCGTTGCGCTTGTTTTGCAAGACCTTTAAGCACTCTTCGTATTTGTGATATTGATAGGCTGGCTTACCATCAACATACTTTTGGGTATGCTTAAACCATTGAATGTAATGTGTTTCTTCATCGGGCATATAAAGCCCTTCCCAAACTTTCATTTCACTTTCTCCCAAGCCATGCCTGACGACAATTCGTTAAGCGTAAATTGATTATCGGCTAGTATAAAAGCCATTTTATCCCTATTATCGGGCAATACGGGTGATTCAATCAAAGACAAATCCGTCAAACCAAACTTGGCAGATGCGCTTGTCGGGTCAGTGGCAAAGCACGGTATACCTTGAATTGATGCTTGAACCCCTGCCATAGATGAATGTACGACCACAGCGTGAGCGTTTCTTAATGCCTTAAGAAATACAAACTCTGAGTTATCTGTTTGCTTAAAATGGACTCTAATCGGTCTGTCGGTGTGCTTTTCTAGCTCTTGCCTTACGCTTTGAATCCAAAGCATTTGATTCATGCCTTTTAGCCTGAAAAATGTATCAGATTGGGGGCAAATTACAATACCCCTGCCTTCTTTGAGTGGCTCAATCTTTAACCCTAACTTTTCAAATCTATGTGGTGTGGCATCGCCTTCGCAGTCGTGCATCACTCTATTTTTTGTGACTCGAAAGTACTTGCCCCTACCAAAGTACGCTTTATCACCGTAATACCAGTTGCGCCATTCACTTATTGCTTTGCGAAGTATGGATTGCAATTCAGGCACTACAAACCCTGCAAAATCACCGTCTAATAACAAATCAGGGCACGAGCTAATATTGCCTCCGCACCCTTTAGCAAAAGCATGGCCAAATACGGGTGAAGTCTGTTGATGTTCGATTATGTACGTGACGGGTAACAAGCTGACCTCATCTCTTTGCGCCATTTATCTGCACACTTGGCCAACTTATAGTGCTCAAATGCTGGTACACCTGCTGTCCAATGCAGTATTTTTGCATCAGTAGGGTCTTGCCCCTCATCGACTAAGCAGTTCCATTCTTTTGGCAACTCATGAATATCGTCTGGGTGAAATAATTTAAATTGAAGCAGATCAATTGGCTTTAATTTACTTACAAAGTCAGGCGTAAACTTGCGCCACAAAATATGATCGCAATTGATTACCATAAGGCTCGCCCAATTCTTGCGCCAATAGTCTGTATTTTTTGCTTCCATGTCAGTGCCAATATACTTGTTTGGGTTTTTGGTCTTGTAGTCATGTTTGACCACTTTAACAGGGGTGTTCATGTTATTAAATTCTTTTGCAATCTCGGCAATGTCAGTCAAGCAAATCATGTCTGAAGCATCAGCAAATACCGCAAACCCCTGAAAGCCGCACAAGTAAGGCACGAGAAACCTAGATACAGTAAATGAATTTGTGCCAACTTTCTGCCCTTGACTATTAAGTGCCGTAAAAGCAACGGGTACGCTAGACCGAGCAATAACGCTATTGCAAAAGACTTGATAGCCAATTGCTTCTCTGCTGTCGTAGCCACAAAATAGTTTTAACATAACTCTAAATCCATTCGTTTAAACGCAGTCAATGCGCTATGTCTGCTTGCGTTAATAACTTCTACACCCTCATACTCTAAGTCCATTGCCAAGCGCTCAAAGTTAGCGCACCAACGCTTCATAATTTCATTATTTGGGCCTTGTCCTTTGTGATGGTACGGGTGACTGCCAAAGAAGTGAACCTTGTCACCAATTATACTCATGTCAAACCCTGACAACACAATTTTGGTAGCGCCAAGCAAATATGCAAGATTTATAGCCTGATAACCTGAGTTATTGCCAAAGTGCAATTTTTCCCGACCTAAGCCTGGCATTGACTGACCTTCGCATAAATTTAACTTGTACTTTCGTGCGCTCAATACAGATTGTGTCCATATCTGCCCCGAAAAGTCACGCTTAATTTCGTTTACATACAGGTCTAACCAATGATCGTCACACGCATACATGATGTCAGCATTAAGTAGCCAGCGCCAAGAATCTTTGATTGCAATTACTTTTGCTGCCTGCCCCTTCTGCCTCTTGGCAACGGATTCACAGTCGCCTCTGGTAAGACTGGGGCCTGTGGCAAGAACATAGACGGTACGCCCCCACCAAGGTTTTCCACTTCTGTCTTGGCGATTGTTTTGGCTACCGTCACGGTAGGGTTTGCGTAATCAATCAAATCTAAAGACTTTAAGTATTCGGCAAGGTCTACGCCGATGCGTAAACGCTGTTTGCGAGATACTGCGCCTGTTTGAGGATTCTCAAAGTGTGCGCGTGAAATGACTTCTACTAGTTCCATAATATTTTCCTAAATAAAAAGGGCTTGATAGTGAGTACACCACCAAGCCCAATTTTATGCAACTAACAAGTTTAGAACGAACCGCTTACAAAAGCAGATGGGCGGTAAATTGTTAATGCCAAACGCTCTTCGCAACGCAATGTCGCCATATTCTTAGTGAAGTTGTTGCCATCTTCGTAAGAAATCTGAACGTTTGCATCTTGTCTGTCCCACAACTGAGCGCCCATACTCATTGCAGCGACCAAGAATGTGCCAGCAGGAATTGAATTAGTAGGAATAACTGTCTTGCCCCATATCTGTGGGCCAGCCATCGCTACTGGATTGCTCCAAACATATTCACTAGTAGTAGTTTTGAGCAATTCAATTTCTTCCCAATCAGCAGGATTCATCACGATTGTGTCGGCGGTGAACTCTGACAACTGAGCCTGAGTAACAGCACGGCGCAATGCGTCTAACTTTGTGTCGCCAGTTCTTGCACGATTATAAGCAACAAAATTACCTGAGTTCAAGATACCTGAAATGTTACCTGAAGCGCCATTGCCGTTAAGCAACTGATCTTCTTCTTCCAATTTCAAACCGTAGCTTAAACGACCGTTTACATATGATTCCAATTGTGGTGCGTCTTCTAATACCTGACGTGACACAGGAATAAAGTGAGCAAGCGTTACAACGGCAGCAGATGCCAATGTAAACGTAATGCCTGACTCAGGCTTAGTAACGTTCTCAAATGATGGTGAGTTGTACTGTGGGCCTGCACTGTTAGTAAACACGTTTTCTTTGGTGAACTCAATCAAGTTTGAGTTAGTGCGACCAACAGGCAAAACGTCACGAATTGTTAACACGCGATTTGGATTGTTGATAATACCAACCATACGATCAGAAGCAACAAGTGGCTGATTCTGACCTGTTGCGTTAACAATAGCAGTTTTAATTTCAACACGAGCAAACTTGCTACGACCAGCAACCATTTCCTTAAACGAATCACTCTTAACAAAAATCTCACCAGCCGTTTCATGCTTGGCTTTTTGTGAAGTTTCAAAACCTTCTGATACGCGACGCTCAATCTCTAAGCACTTTTCGGTTAATGATGCTGACTGATCGGCTAACTTTTCAAGTGCTGCTTTAGTTTCAACTGAAGCTGAATTAGCAACTTGCATTTCGCCAGATGCTTTTTCGACCCATGACTTTAACTCTTTATGCTTCTCTAAGAGTGTGCTTTGCACTTCCGCAAGTGCTTTAATTTCATTGATGTTTTCCATGCTTATTACTCCGTTCGTGATTTAAGTAGATTTAAAGCAATCATTTGCTTTAAGCTGTTCGGTAATTCAACTGGCTCTACATCTGACTCACTCAGAGTAAATAAACGCTTACTACGACCTACCGTAGCCTTAGCAAGCGATTGCGAGAACCCACCTACCTCTCGTAGGAAGTCCTCTAAATCTCGTATATTATTTAATTCGTCTAACCGTGATTTGACGCTAGACAAGTCTATACGTGCATAATCATCAGCAGGAAATGTAACAATAGACACTTCGGGTAATTCTTTAATTGATTTAATGACACGAATAGTTGTGTCTTGCTTTTCAACCATTTCGTATTCACCGACTATATATCCAATTGACATAGAATCAACAGTGCCGTGATTAAATGCAGCTTTCATCATATCGGCTTGCGGATTACCTTTAGTAAATTCGCCTTCAACATGAAGACCCTTACTATCTTCTTGAATGTGCAAATATTTTCCTACAGGTATTTCCCAAGACTTGTGATTAACAAACATCTTAGGCATACGCGCTTCGCCTGTCTTGATCTGGTCAATGACGGACTTGTATGCGCCAGCCATAATAGTGTCATTATAACTATCGACATTATTAAACGTACTGGCATACCCTTCAAACGTTCCCTTTTGCGTGAACTTAAGCTCTACGTTGCCTAATGCTAGGCTTTTGTGTGCAGTCATATTCTTTCCCCCGCCTAAGCGTTAATGCAATTTTATCTCAATTTTGGATAGTTTCAATAGATGCAGTACTACCGTTGACAGCGCCCAACATATTTAATGGTGCTAAATTAGTTTGTGCAGTCAACACATCTGCGCCTTCCATTGGTGGCAAATTCTCTAATTGTCGCCATTCATTTCGTGTCATTAGTCCGTTTTGAACAGCTTTCGAGCCTGTTTCTAGCCTGTCTTTAAGCGAGCCACGCAATATAGCGTCTAGGCTAAACTCGACAGAATACTTGCGCCTCTGTGGTGCGGTCAATACTCTGAGCTCAATACATTGCTCTAGCGACTCAAGCATTGGGCGCAAACGGAACTTGTAAAAACCTTGAATCAACTGGTCAATGCCAGTGCCCCTAGTTGTTGTTTTTTCGGTATCGTTAATCATGGCACTAGGTATGCCAAACCAACGGGCTATGTCTTCAACGCTATATTTTCGTGTTTCAAGCAACTGAATGTCGGCTGGTGTCATGTTTAATGGCTCAAACTTAGCCCCTGCTTCAAGCACCAACAAGTCGTCATCGTTACCTTCGACTAACCCCTTGTAATTCTTGCGAATGGCATCTCGTTGTTCAGGCGTAAGTAACTTATCAACCATAAAGACGCCTGGGCGTTTGGCTGCCTTCCTAAATATATTTGCCGTGTGATTCTGCGAACTAATTGCTACATCGACAGTCGAGCGCATATAGTCAAGACGTGACATACCTACGATGCCATTGCCTTTGTCGCGCCAATGCAAAATTGAGTCAGGTGAGTAAATTGCAATCTTTCCTTCAAACTGGTACTTATAAATAATTGTGTTGTCTGTTAGTCTTTCTACTTCGACTTGATCTGCCGATAGCGGTGTCATTGATATAACTTCGCCCAAACTGTTTCGTATCAGCCTTGCATAAGCATTGCCACGCAACAAGTAATTCATAACCATGTACTGCCAAAATTCCATTGGCGTGTGCATATTGTTTGGCGTTTGATGCAGTAGCACCCACAATGCAGTCCCACGAGCTAATGTCTTGTGACCATTCTTACTTGTTTCTCTCTCATATACAAATAATGGCAAAGATGCCAAGTTATCTGAAAGCAGTTCAATAGATGCCCAAACCGCAGAAACTTGCAAAGCGCCATCAATACCAATATCAGGCGTTCGCTCATAAACTTTGACAAACGGTTGAGTGTATTGGATTCCTTCCTGTTGACCCGTTGAGCCAATATTTCCAAACACTCTACGCAAACTCTGAAAAAATGTCGCCATGTTTTACCCTTAGTATTTTATCGTTAGTGGATTATTGATAAACCCATCTAAGTCGCCTTCCTCTACTTCTACA